CCGTCCTTACCTGCTTCAATCTTATATGAAGAATAAGGGGTGCCTCGTGGAATATTAATAGTTGGAACTTGAATAACGCTCTCAGGTTGTCGTCTAATCAAATGCCCCAAGACACCGATGTGTGCAATCGCTACGACACTACCAACACTGATAGCGGTCCATTTGAGGTAAGGTTTCATATCACATTTTATATGGAGGTTGATCTGAATCTGTTACGATTTTGATTGGTCCCTGCTCAACTCTAATGGTTTGAGAGGGTGCAGTCTGAGAGGCAGCAGCAATGAGTTTCTCAAGATCTGCCTTTGTGATTGCACCAGGACCACCAGCAGAGGCAGCACCATTTCCGTTCATTTTCATAGTGCCATCACCAGATTTCTTCGCTGTCTGAACCCCAAACGTAGCTAAAACCCCAGTAAACACACTAGCTATAAAAGTTGGATCGATTTTTTGTTGAGGCAATCCAGGGATAGTCACATAGTTTAGTGTGAGAATACCACCAGACCAAACTAGAATACCTAATCTTACCAATGTGCTGAGAACTGCTAGTTGTTCATCAGCATCCTCAACTTTATCTCTGAGTCTACCAATAGGACCTTTCTTTTTAGATTCTTCCTTCTTTACTTCTTCGGGCATGAGTCACAGACGAAGGCTCCTTTATTTAGGGATTAAGGTTTTCTACTGAGATGTTCGTATGCCTGATGCTATTGTATCTTTTACAAAGAGCATCACTTGATTGATGCTCCCACTTATGATATGCATTTTTTAAATGGTCGATGTATTGTGTCCCTCCGGCACCGACCATCTCGTCGGCAACAATGGACTTTATTAATACATCCCTAGTTAAAGATGTCATATGTGAATGTTTGTTTTCCAACAATAAACTCAACATAGCAATGCTGAAGGAGGTTGTCAAAGAGTTTATCTTGGCTGGTTACCCAACTTATGCGGGTGATATTATTTAGACAAAAATCCATTTTCTACCAACCACTCACGGGTCATAGGTGTGGGTTCATAGTCAGTCCACATAGTGCCTGCTGCACAGGACTTGAGTGCTGCTGCAGTCATACCCTCAGTATGACCTGCCCAGTATGCTTCTTTCTCCCAGGGGATTGCCTCTGGTTGAGACTGATAAGCACTCTTTGCAATCGCTTGATACATCCTTGGGACATCTTCTTGGTTTCTAATAATAGCAATGAAGTTATTATCGATTGTTCCTGCCATACAATCCTGTGCAGCGTGCCATCCTTCATGACGCATCACTGACATCATAGTACCAGGACGATGCATGTGAGCAACATTCAGAAAGAAGTTGTTACTCACAGTATGATAGACACCACGATGACCAATAGGGAAGTATCGCATGTCTGCTAGAAAAACCTTAGCTCCGACCGCATTAAGTGATCGGACGAGAGAGTTAAACTCATCAGCAACAATACTATAATCAATATCAGCCAGTTCCTCATGCTTGTTAAGGTCGGTGACTGTTTTGAGTTCTTGGACATGATCGGTGCATTCTTGGAGTAACATACACCCCTGAGCATGAGGAGTGAAGAACTCATCGTCTTTGATTGGATCTGCCAAAACTGGAGCAGTCATAAGTGCTGCTGCCAGTGCCATCATAAGTTTTTTCATATCAAAAAGGAATAGCGGGACCAGTGGTTTTAGGGAGTTCAGGCATGGCAGCGTCTAACATACCAGGAAGCACGTCTGCAATCGCCTCTGTTGCTGCTTGAGTGATGTTTTCAGTGACTTGCTCAGCGATAGCATCTCTACGCCAATAGACGTAACCAGATGTTGCCAAGATACTTGATAGTCCTATGAATGATAGGACTGCTAATACATTAATTACCTTTTGCATGATAGTATGCCTCGTAATATTTTGCTATACCATTACAGTTTACATTTCCTTGTGATACCCAATCATGAGCACACTCGTATATAGACTGATTAGCATACTTTGATTTACGAGTGCTGTCAAGTTCACCACCAAACTTTGAGAGAAGAATCGTCAACGCCTGCTGGCGAAGTTTCATCTTCTCATCACTATAGCGCCAATCATCGTTCATGGAAGTTCTCCGATCCTCCTTGGAAGTTTTCAGATCCACCAATGGGATCAAGTTGTAAAGTGGTAGCACCACTCTTGGTTGCCATATCATACATCACTTGGTGGATGTTGTCAGGTTCTTTGGAATAATACTTAATCGCTTCTTCCTTGAAAGCCTCAGACTCCCGGTATTCTTTCTGCTTCTCAGTGATGACTGGCGGACATCCATAAGGAGAGGCAAACCACTCATCAACTGGATTCAGAATGGGAGCAGGCACACCAACGTATGCCTTGTCCTGATCATCATCAAACTTACGACAATCTACGGTGTTATCATCAATCGCACATTCGATATCTTCATCTTTAATTTTTTGAGAGAAGAGTTTGTCGATTAGTTTCTTGATCATGTCTGCCAGTAGTAGTGGTAGAAGTTGCCATTATTATGACACATCGGGTCTTCAGATGCAACCCTATGTCTGAGTTGACTCTGACCCTTGAAGTCAGTTCGATCTCCGATGATAGAATAAGCAGCAAGTAGGTTTGCTTGTCCCTGTGGGGACTTAAGTCTATTTACAATGTTAGGATTTGCTACCGGACGCCATTTACTGAAACCCTCATATTGTCCAGGGGAATACACAACGTCAGCAACTGTGTTAGGAAACTTAGATGATCTTACACGATTGAGAACAGAGACTGCCACACAATACTCATCCATGGTTCCCTTAGCTGCTTCTACTTGGATGGTCCTAGCGAGATGCTGATAGTCCATGACACTGAGTGCCAGAATAGTTGCAAGCATAAAAATAGGGAGCATTTGACTGCTCCCATATTATAGTATATTCTTTTTTTCTGTCAAGGAGTGGGCACGTATACAGGGGTCATCAACCCACTATCAGGTCCGTTGTCATCATCATCCACGTCCTCACTCAACAGGGCAGCAAATATAAACCCTCCTATAAGAGACGCTGAAATGATTAACACGTCGTTCACCACAAACCTGGGATAATCTGACCTGTGGTTGCATAGGATCCCATGGCAGCGACCACACCGATCATTGCTGCCCAGCCATTGATACGTTCTGCTTTTTCATTCATTTTTCTGTTCCTCTAAAGTTTTGTTAGTAATGATGATCCGTTGACCATCGTGTGTGAACTGAAGTTCGTCGTCAGGATGCCACAATAACTCTTCGTACAAGTCGTCAAGTTTTTGTACATCTTTCCATAGAGCGTCGGGATCAGGCATGATGTGCTTTCAAGTCTGGGTTGGGAACTGACTTAGTTAGGTCCCTACGAGATTGGTTTTTAATAATAATGAATGCATCTTTATTATATTTGCGAGTACCAATCGGTGATTGCCACTTCTTGTTGTACTCTTCACCAACATCAATGCCAGAGACTTGAGTTCCGCCGATTTCTACATCGACTTCATCACCATACTCCCAACCGAGTTTCTCAAGTGCGATAGCGAGTTCGCCAAGCATTTTGCCTGGATACCTTACACTATCATCCATAACATGTTCCTCGGGTTCAAGGTTGCCGATCATTAGTAAAGTTCCTCTTCCTTTTCAGTTTCAGCGACTACATCACTGGTGGGATATGATACACAGAGAAGTGCAAATCCCGCTTCCATTTGGTCGTCATCAAGGAATGACTGATCGCTTTGATCAATTGTTCCACCCACAATCTTACCAGCGCACGAAGAACATGCACCTGCTCGGCAAGAATATGGAAGGTCGATGCCCTGCTCTTCAGCAGCGTCAAGAATGTATTGATCATCAGCGACTGTGATTTGATTCTCAGTGCCGTCAGGAGAGCGAAGAGTAACGTTAAAATCCATTTACAATTGTAAGATTAAGTTAAGTATATAGAGTGTTTGATACTTTGTCAAGTATCAACCACTAATCTTAAGATAAAACTTGGTTTGATCACTTGGGGTGTTCTCATAGATGGATGAGTCACCGTATGTTTTGTGATCACTATATCCAACCATGCGACCCTTGGTGTTTTGAAGGGCTGGCATGAACACAACGAAGAAGAATACTCCTGGGGCACCAATCAGAAGGGCACCACCGATCACGTAATAAGTCAGAATTTCAAGAAGGGAGTTTTCCATCAATAAGTCTCAGCAAGTTGTTCTACAGAATAACCTAGCAGCACAAAGAATGCAATGCTAGTTGTGGTAAAAAGGATTTCAATCATCAGAACCCGAATGCACCAAAGAAAAATACGCTACCACTGAAAGTATAAGAGACAACAGCAGCAACAAATCCAAGCATAGCAGTGCGTCCATTCAGTTTCTCGGCTTTCTCTGCATAAGTCTCGTAACCATAACGCTCAGCGTCGGTTTGTGAGATATACATACGTGGTTCACGGGCGAACAGATTTTGCTGTCCACGCTCATTGGTTGTTACAGTCATTTACTTAATGTGACAAATCTTTACATATTATATAGTAAAAAAGGAACCCTGTCAAGGGTTCCTCTGTAGTGATTTATACTCAGTAGTCGTCTCCTTCAAGGATATCCTGACATTTCTCTGGGTTCTTTTCACAAAATTGTCTCACATAACCATGAACATCTTCATCCATACGATGATGATAGTTGTTGTGCATCACACCGATAATAATCAAAGTCCCCACGATCAAAATATTGAAATGGGTAACAGGAGAAAGTAAAATCCTTTTAAACATTAAAAAGGGGTGCCGTCGCACCCCATCATAACACCTAGATGTTTATATGTCTACTCTACAACTCAGAAGTTGTACTTGACACCCAGTTTACCGCCAACGCCGAGATCATCGGAGTCGTCTGCAGTCAGGAAGGAAACCTCACCATATGCACTCAGTGCATCGGAAACGGGGATACCCAGACCTGCTTTACCAGAGAACTGAGTTTCGGTGTCAACGCCATCCACAGCCACGATCGCAGGGCCAGCCTGGACGTAGTAGGAAGCGGTGCCAACTTCACCTTCGTAGCCAACGTGGACATCTGTCGTGGTGGAGGTGTAGTTGTCTCCAGTCCAGGAAGCATTTGCCTCTACGTTAACGTAGGGTCCGGCTAGGGCAGCGGCAGGGGCGAACGCAACAGCGGCAGCTGCAGCAGCGATAGTCGTTTTGAACATTAGTTTTTACCTCGTTTGTTTACTTGCGGAATGGTTACCCGCAGATGGAAGGGGAATCGACAACTCCCCGTATAACTTTTGTCTAATTTATGACAAAAGGTTAAGTATTTATACTAACAGATTCTTAAGAAACTGTCAACTTGGTGGGTTTTCCGCCTGTTGTGCTGCTTTCGCAGCAGAGTTTTCGACGACCCGACCAAGGTAAGGATCATAATTCATGTGATCCTTTAAGTCAATACTGGCACCAGATTGCTGCCACCAATTGAGGAGAGCATCATGCGGACCCTTATGGAAGATACCAAGATGCTCTGTATGAATCGATGATCCCATGTTCAGATTATACAAGAACAAAGGAATCGTGTAGGTCTTACCAGTCTCTAGGATAGTGTCCTCAGAAACTGCTCTAGGCTTCACACCATTATCAAGTCTAAACTTATCGCCACGAATATGATGACGCATAATTTTAGCAGCATGGTGACGACTGATAAGATAAATCGCTGCTGAGAAATCATTGACAAACTTAAGGTGAAGTTTGACATGAATATCTCCTGTGCAGATGGTTGTCATCTGTACACAGTCCCAATCATATGGAATCATTCCGAAGAAATCTTTCCAAGTGAAATTCCAAAAGCGAACGATATCAAAGTTTACATCATCTTCTAGGATGAGGCAATAGTCATCATCAGTTTCTTCATAGAAATGTTTGATTGCCTTTAAGTGAGACATACAACATCCCAACTCTGCAGGACTTACATTGTCAGGCACTCTTCCTTTGAGATACTGCGAAGGATCATCCTCCCTGGCATCATAACCAGAGATGCGAGTATGATTCTCAATCTCCCAATACCTAAACTGACTCTCCATGTAGTCCCGACGATGAGTGTCGGCATCAAGATTCAACCAGTAGATATGTGGAAGACCTTTCAGTTTGAATGCTGACTTATTTTTATCAAGCAGTAATTCTTGTCCATCCATCGGGAATCAAATCAGAGGTATCGTGGTCTTTAGTATATCCAGTTCCAAACCACTGGAC